GGTATCATACCACTCTCTAATTCTTGCGAAAGTAAACTTTCTTAACCATATAGGCATATTATAAACTTCTTCCCAAGAATATCCACCTTTTCCGTGAAAAACTATTTCGTGTATTTGTCTAAATAGATTCTCTCTATCATTGGTCGTCAGGCCAAAAAAACCCAAGCCCCATAGGGACTGAGATCTCCTCCTCCCGACCATCTGAAAACGTATGGTTTATTTTAAAGTTAACATCTGGTTGTTTACTTGTGTACTCTTTTCTTAGAGCCCTTGAATCTGCTGCTAAAAAATAATTATCAACAAAATCACGTATATCTTTTTGACTATTCATTCCATTTACTGAAGTAATGATATGTTTCATTCTTGTTGTAACTTCAGAAGAATTATTTTTATTTATTTTTTTTAAACCTTGTAATTCTCTATCAATAGCTCTCTCATCTCCATGAGTTAATAATTTAAAAGTAATTTCATTACCAGTTTCAGGTAGTTTAAATTTAAAATTATTTTCTCCTCTTTTATAATCAGATGCTTTTATATCATCATTTTCTAATTTACTTAAGTCTACATCAACTATTTCTTCGTCGATTTCAACTTTATATATTTTTCCATAAGATAATATCCTTGCTGCTACCATAATAGCATTTTTATCTCCTACTAATATTTTATTAAAATCAACTCCTTCAGTAACTATTAAAGATTTTAGTAGTTTATCTATAACTGAACCGTTTCTAATAAAGTTTTGATTAGTAAGTATATCTTCTTCTTTAGCTGTCATATACTTCATTTCGATAGTACCTTTTGCTAAGGGAGAATCTTCAGGGTAAAGTAAACCTTTTGATGGTAATTCTACTGTTTCAGTAGGTATTTTAAATTTAGGTTCCATAAATTTTATTTAGTTAAAACTAGTTTATATATAAATATAAGAAGAAAAAATTTTATAACCAACAAAAAACCCGGAAAAATTCCGGGTAATTTTTAAATAAACTAAGTAAGTTAATTTTAATAGTTAAGCACGCAATAGTCCATTGCTACGGTGATTGAAACTTCTACAGGCTCATCAGATGTCCAGTCATACTGACCAAAATCTCCATTAGTTAAGATTGCTCCTTTGATGATCCACTCTCCTATTATATCTCCTACAGGACCTAAAATATTGAGAGTTAAGTCTTTTTTATATAAATCTGAATAACCAGCTCTACCAGTTACTGATTCGTATCCTGTTCTAGCCCACTCCATTACAGCTTGTGCACCAGAAGGAGTTACTGGATCATATAACGTCATTGTCATATCATCCCACTCTCTTTTACCTCTTATCTTTCTATAAGAGTTAATATGATCTAGTTTGATCACATTATCAGTGAATGTTGGAGCCTTAACATTTTTAACCATAAAAGAAGGAATGTTATCAATAAACATTACAAATCTATTTTGGACCTTTGGCTCAAAGGCTCTGAACATTATTTCGTTTGGATCTAGTACTGCCATGTTTTATTTATTTTAATATAAATATCTTATTTTTAAATTATTAACTAAAAGTTGCTCCTGTAGGCTCTATAGTAAAGTCTAATACTATAAATTCTGCAGTTTTAGCTGGTTGAATAAATATTTGACCAACTAACTGATTTCTATCTACTACATCAGCTGTATTATTAGTATCGTCCATTACTACACGGAAAGCAAAAAGACCTTGTCTCTGTACTACGCTTTCTAAGTAAGGATTAACTGCTGCTAAGAAATTATTTCTAGTTGCAGTAGTATTTTGTTCGAATACTAAATTACTAGCTTGATCTCCTAAGAATTTCTTAAGATTAATAAGCAATCTTCTTACATTAACTCTATCTAGAGCTGATGCTTTTGTTTGTAAAGTCTTTTGACCAAATACTGCTATACCAGAACCTGGGAATGTAGCGATTGGATTAACTTTACCGTTATATAAGGTATCTCTTTGAGACCTTGCAAGTTTTTGTTCTGCTTGAATTACTCCTACTAAACCACCTCTTACTAAACCAGCAGGTGCAAACCATGGTGCTGCTGCACTATCATTAAATGCAAAGACTCCTGGTATTACTGTAGAAGCTGGAACAAATTTATTTTTACCTGTATTGGTTGGCATTTGTAACCAAGGCCAATACGAAGCAGCATAAGAACTATTCAATCCAGAAGCTTGAGTTGTTGTTTGTGCTACTGTTGATCCATAGCCTACTAAATCAACTACTGCAATTGCATCTCCTCTTGTTTCGACCATAGATATTAATCTATCTAATGCTCCTTTTTGTTTTGTAGTATTAGCATAAATTAATCCTGGAGCAGAAATTACATTATAAACATATTCATCTTTATTAGATAGTACGTCTATTATGTCATTGTAGTCATCAGCAGCTCCAAGTAATCCTTGTGAATTAGTATCACTTATTTGAGTGAACATTAATCCGCCACCGATAGTACCAGTTGCTGCGCAAAATGATCCAGAAGTAGCTACTGGAAGTGATCCAGAATAAGATACGTTATTACCATCTTTTCCTACTGTTACTCCGTCGTTACCTAAATAATTTAAAGTCGGTGTAACTACTTGACTTACATAAACGTATTTAGATTTATTTACTTCGTCTCCTGATGTTTTAACGTATTTTGAAGTTCCGTCTGTAGCAATAGAAGTAAATTGATTACCGATTTGCTTTTCAATATAATTTGGAGAATTGGGGTCTAAAGAAAGATTAGTAAATGTTTCTAATACTATTTTATTTGAAGTAGTATCATCTCCTCTTCTAATAGTTAAAGTAAAAGTACCTGCACCATTATCTATATTAGAGATTTCCCATCTTAAGTTATCTTCAGTACCTGCTTTCATTGCTCCTCCTGTATCTTCATCAGTAGATGCATCATAAGGATCGTTAGCATTTCCTGTAAAGCCATTCATTATAGTACCCTGGCCATGAGTTTTTAATTTAAAAGAATCACTATTAACTGCACTTGCAGTAATTTTCGAAGATTGAGCACTAGTAAAAGATCCTGCTTGTACCCTAGCTACTATAAGAGAACTTCCTCCGTTATCGAAAAAGTTTTTTGCTGCAATCGAAGTAATATACTCGTGTACTACAGATGCAGAAGTAAAAGTGCTTCCAAATATGTTTAAGTATTGACCATACGAGGTTACTACGGTAGGTCTTTCTACTGGACCTTTTACTGTTGGTCCTATTATAGCTGCACTTGCTTCAACTGGAGCAGGTTGAATAAATGATATATCATTTTCTCTAGCTAGTACACCTGGGGAAATAATTGATTCTGCCATGTTCGGTCTAATTTATTATTTAGTTTATTATAAATATCGTAAAGGATTGTAAAACAATTTTGAAATTAGCTTTACTTCTCTTATATAAATAGGAAAGGAGGATCTAAAAAACCCTCCTTTAAAAACACTTTATAAATACTAAATTTATTCTGCTGGAGCTTCTTCAGCTGGAGCAGGTGCTTCTTCTTGTTCTGGTGCTGGAATAAACTCTCCTTTTTGAAGGTCTATAGTACCAACACCGTAAGATTCTTCTAACTCTTTAGCTAGTGTTTTTTCTTCTTCCCTTAATTCGAAAAGAAACTTTTCAGCATTTTCTCTCCTTTCTTCTAAGGCTATATTGTTTAATTCAATAGAACCTAATTCAACAACTAAATTGTTGTTTTTTTGTTGAAGTTCTTGAATTTTTTCAAGTTCTTCTTTTTTTAGCTTTGCATTTGCCATAATTATAACTTTAAATTAATCGATTAATAAATATTAATATAAGAACTATTTTTTAAATATCCAACTATGATTCAATATATTTAGTAACTGAAGGTGGAATTCTTTGATCTACTATACTCTGAGATATAGAAGTTTTCAAATTTGCAACTGATCCAGACTCATTTGCTTCCATACTTGCTGTCACCCATCCAGAAACTACTGTATTGGTTAAATTATCGAAAGCCGTAAAATCAGATAAATCAGTTACATCTATATTTATAGTTCCTATACAATTAGCAGAATAAGTTACTCCTGATTTAGTTTCACTACCTACTAAATTGTAGTGTACTTTATAAACTACGTCGTTTTCAGTATTTTTAGGATCTTGTGCATCTGAATGAGTTGGGTAAGTATCAACAGTTTTACAGTCCCATGAATATGTTATAGCCATTTTAAAATTTTTAAATTATTTTATATAATATAAATAGTCTACTGTTATGGTAGACCGTCACCACCTCTTAATCCTTCATTACCTCCATCATCTCCGCCTGATCCTGCTTGACTAACTGAAGTACTTCTTGTAGTAGTAGAATTAGTACCTCCAGGATGAGCTCCGGTATTAGTACCA